ATGGAAAATTCGTAAACTCTAAATATTTACAATAGCACATGGCAAAGCCCAACTTTTTGACAATCATCGCCGTCTTGCTGCTGAGCGCAGCGAACACCGCAACCGCGCAAACCAGCACCCGCCTGCTCCCTGCCGAATACGGCTACACCATGACGGGCGAGCCAACCATCAGCACGGCGCGGCTCCAATCCCTTTACCCCGACGCATTCGATCCGCTGTTCCCGGCAAAGTCCGCCCCCGCAAACCCCGACACGATGGCCTACTGCCTTCGCGTTTACGATGGGTACACCTACCGCGTCCGCTACACCATCACCCGGCCCGACACGGCAGACACGTTTGAAAACATCCGGCTGGACGGTGTGGAGTGCGACGAGATACTGCGGGCAACAGTTCCTCAGCCGTTCGGCCAAATCGCCGCTGACAGCATTCGGGGCCGCATATTGGGGGCGTACCTCATCTTTCGGGTTTCTGGACGCGACAAGCATAACCAGACCATCGGGCGCGTACTGCTGGACGGCAAAGACCTGGCTCTGCTTATTCTCGAAAAGGGCTGGGGTCAGTACGTCACCCGAAACTCGCTGGACAAGGATACCCGAAAGGCGTATCAGAAAGCCCGTGACCGGGCCAAGAAAAAGAAACTCGGCAGGTGGGCCAACCCGGACGTGATCGACCCGGCGCAGTGGCGGGCAATCCTAAAAAAGTAGGTCATGGTCATGTCAAACAGGCTCAAAGGCAAGGCTTTGCCGCAAACCGACCAACACATGAAGCCTAAAAAAAATCGGCACATGATACCTAATCGCGTGACAAACGAGAACACGTCAGCCGAAACGCGGGGTGGTGTTTATGGCGGCGGAATCATTCGCGCCTGTTTCATTGGTCTGGCTTTGTGGTTTGTCGCTTGGCTTGCTTTTTGCTAAATACCGCTTGCTAATCCGATTTGCAAGCGTACATTTGTGCTTCACTTTTCATGAGATTATATACGGGAAACCGGCGCGACGCAAACGAGCATCGCGCTTTTTTTGTTTTTGGGCGAACCGTTGTGGAAAGTGAAGATTGAATACCTTTGCCAGTATCAAAAACAACAGCACTATGGATGAACGAGATTTTCAGGCGATGCAATCAGTTGTCTGGGCAAAAGGCGAGTTGAAGCCCGAAGGACAATCTGAAACCCATCAGCCAAAACTTGCGCTCTCTGCCGAAGATGTCATTGCCTATTTTAAGGGCGAGATTACGAATGACACCCCTCCACCATCTTGGTACGACATATACCGCTACGCGACGGATGAATCTGAGTGGTACGAAAAAGAAAGAACGCGACTGGTTGCCGCCCATGCCAAACTGGACGCTATCGAAGAAGCGGTGCGACAAAGTAATTTCTTTGACGAAATCAGAGAGGTTGCAGACATTCAGATGATGAACGTCTGTATTCAAATAGCCAAGTCTCGCGGCATCAAAAACCCCTTCGCAGCAGACTATGGCACTACCTAAGCCCTTCCCGAACAACCCGCGCAAGATCACCGCCGAACGCCTTGCCGCCCTTGGCGAAAGCCTGATTGAGTTTGGCGACTTGTCGGCTATCATCATCAACGTCGGCAAAGGCAAGTACAAAAACTGCATCGTGTCGGCCAACCAGCGCAGCAAGCACATCCCGCTGGACGAAATCACATGGACGGTGGAACACGACAAGCCGACCGCTGCTGGCACCGTTCGAGAAGGCTATGTGACGCACGGTGGGGAGCGGTTTGCGGTTCGTGAGGTTTCGTGGAACGACAAGAAGTGCGAAGTAGCGAACCTGAGAGCCAACAACTACGGCGGGCAAAATGACGCTTCGCTGTTGAAGTTTTTTGACGACGACGTGTTGCTTTTGGGGGGAGTGAGCATGGTTTTTGAAACTCAAATGGTAAACTTTTTGGCAGATGAGCGGGATGAGTTGCCGGGCTTTGAACCTGTTTCTGGCGATTGGCAAAGGGCCGACACCGCGCAAATAGACTACTCCGCCAAAAATCAAGAGGTAGACGTGGACGGGATGGAAAGCAGCATGACCATTTCACTCAAATACACGCCCGACGAATACTGGCAGATCAAGGAGCAACTTTCAAAAATAGCGGCAACGCCAGAGCAAGCCGTTTGGAAACTTTTGGGCAATGAGTGAGCAAAGGCAAGTGTTCTCGTTTGACACAATAAACCATTTTGACCATCATATATCTGCATCAATACGCGGGTATCAAGTGCTGGACGACCTGCTCATAAATATTGCCTCGTTCTTTCTGAAAGAAGGCGTTTGCCCCGTTGACATAGGGTGTACAAGCGGGCGGCTTTTGGGGCGGCTAAATCAGGTCTATGAATGCGGCGGCAAAGGGTTCGATATTACAGGCGCGAATTTTATACCGCTAAGGGGCGTTGACTTGATGGTGCAGGATATTTCGGAGCCTGATTTTTCTCTACCCTCAACGAACATAGTTTTTTCAGTGTTTACCCTTCAATTCATCCAACAACCAAAGCGGGTTGAGGTGCTAAGGAAGGCTTTTGATGCGCTTTGGCAAAACGGCGTTTTGGTTGTTTGCGAGAAAGAAAGCACCGAAGATGCGTTTTTGCAAGAGGTGTTCACGTTTTCCAACTATGATAACAAGCGGACAGGGTTCACTGAAAAAGAGATACTCGATAAAGAGGCGGATTTGCGCAAAATGATGAACTGCAACACAGGGCCGCAAAATATTGAACTGATAATGAGGGCGGGCTTTAAAAAGCCAGAGATATTTTTCAAATCGTTAGGCTTTACCGGGTACTTATGCAGAAAATGAGCGACTTCAGTGTTTCAGAAGTTTCTGAAAATATATTCCCTATTGAATGGAATATGACCGACGAATTGAAAGTACCTTTTCACGGAAGCAAGGTGTTCGGCACGTTTGTTTGTGGTGGAGGGTCAACGATGGGGTATAAATTGGCAGGGTACGACCATCTTGGAGGTGTGGAGTTTACCCCGCACTATTCGCGGGTTTATCGGGCCAACCATGCCCCCAAGCATTTTTACGAAGAGGATATTAGGCTGTTCAACCAGCGCGACGACTTGCCAAAGGAATTGTTTGAACTTGATTTGCTGGACGGCTCGCCCCCTTGCGCAGCGTTTTCCACTTCTGGGGCAAGAGATAGGCTATGGGGTAAAGAATCGGAATATGAGGGCATTCAACAGTTGAAAGACGACCTCGTTTTTGTTTACTGCGATACGATTGAAAAGTTGAAGCCCAAAACCTTTTTGCTGGAAAACGTGAGTGGGCTAATGAAGGGTAACGCCAAAAACTATTTGAAGCGAGTTGTTGCCCGGCTTTCGGAGACTTACGACGTTCAGGTGTTTTTGCTTTACGCCGCTTCGATGGGCATACCTCAGATCAGAAACCGCGTGTTTGTTTTAGGGGCAAGAAAGGATTTAGACCTGCCTAAAATAAAAATGGAGTTCCGGGTGTCGCAGGTTCCTTTTAGTGTGACAAAGAAGTATTGGCAGGATGGCGGAGAGAGTATTGAAAAGTACGCTATTGGAGCGGAGTGGGACAGTGTAGTGGCTGGTGGTAATAGTGAAAAATACTTCAACCTTCATAAACCGCACCCTAATAAGCCGTGCTTTACAATTTCCGCAGCAGCAGGTGCGCCAAGTACGGCAAGCGTATGCCACCCCTTTCAAAAACGGAAATTAAATGTAAATGAAGTGCGGATGCTTTCAACGTTTCCGCTGGACTACGACTTTTTGGACGTTAACCCTATCTCCATCATGGGGCGTTCGGTGCTGCCTGTAATGATGGCAAATATCTCGAATCAGGTTTATTTGCAATGGCTTTCCAAAACCCCCAAAACAGTAGGCAAACAGTAGAGAATATGCCAGAATTTGTCAAAGGAGAAATGCCGCCCGGTTCCACGCCATTCCAGCCTGGACAGACTGGAAACCCGAATGGCAGGCCAAAAGGCCCGTCATTTCGCGGCGTGTTCAACAAGATCATGCGGGGCGAAATCACCACCGAGCAAGCGGGCCAAAAAGTGAAGATGAGCAAGCAGGAAGCCATGTGCGCCAAGTTAGTAGAGGATGCGATGTACGACCCTGACCCGAACGTGCGCCGCCAAGCCCTCATTACGATTATGAACCGCGTGGACGGTATGCCAGTGAGCAAAAACGCCTTCACCAACTCCGAAGGTGACGACGCGCCGGTGAACATCAACATCAACACGGACGCGCTCAGCGTGGAGGAACTGCGAGCCATGACCGACATCCTCACGAAAATCAATGCCACCGCCCCCGATGAATGACCCCAGATCAGCAACTTGCCATTTTCCGCAGTGCGCTTTGCAAGCGCTCGTTCTACGACTTCATCCGGCTCGTTCGGCCCGGCTATGAGTTCAACTGGCACCACCTTGACATTATCAATGCGCTGGAAAGGCTTGCAGCAAGAGAGATTCGCCGCTTGATAATACAAGCCCCACCTCGACACGGAAAGAGCGAAATCGTTTCTCGCCTGTTCCCCGCCTGGGTGTTGGCGAGAAACTCTGATGAGCAGGTAATTGCTTGCTCCTACGCTGCCGAACTTGCCGAGAAGATGTCGCGCGACTGCCAGCGGATTATGACATCGCCGCGCTACACGAACATCTTTCCTGAGATTGGCATTGGCGAAAGCCAGCAGGTAGGCGTAGTGCGCACCAACAAGCGCTTCGACATCCCAAACCACAAAGGGTACTATGTCAGCGCTGGCGTGTCCGGCGCAATCACAGGCGAAGGCTGCACCGTCGGCATCATTGACGACCCAGTGAAGAACGCAGAGGAAGCCGACAGCCCGACGTACCGGGACAGAGCGTGGAACTGGTACCGCTCTACATTCAAAACGCGCTTCGAGCCGGGTGCGGTCGAGGTAATATGTCAGACCCGCTGGCACGAAGATGATTTGGCGGGCCGCATCATAAAGGACAGCGCAGAGCGGGGCGGCGAAGGCACGGAGATAATCTCGTTTCCTGCCCTGTGCATGGAGCCTGAGTACAGCCGAGACATTGGGGAGGCGTTGTGGGAGGGCAAGTACGACCGGCCCGCCCTGCTGAAAATCC